CATTTTGCTACCATCAAATGATAAATCAAATGAAATTCCAGCGATACTTGTTGCCATATATGCCACCTGCCTCTATCATGAGGACATCGACACATGGCACTACTTGTCCTGGTTAATCTTTATTTCAAATTCTTTTTTACAATGGCGCCCTTGGCACCGGATGAAAACACCCCGGCATTTGGCATCCGGGGTGTACTGTATCTTCTGTTCGTGTCCGCAGAAGGGGCATTTTACCTTGTTTTTATCCATTCGCTCCTCCTGCCATATCAATAAATGCCTGTTTCATGACCTCCAGGAATTTATCTCTGTCTTCCTCTGAAACCTTCATAGCTTGTTTATTTCTCCATTCGCGGCGGATCCGGCGCTGTTCCGGGGTGAAATGCTTCAAGATTTCTTCATCCTCTTCTGCTCGGATTGCTACGATCCTGCCAAGGGCTGTATCCGGGCCTATTCCGGATAGAAGATCCGAAAACTCGTCCCAGGGCATCCCTGCTGGAATTTCCTTAGAAAGACGTAACCCGTACTGTGATTGAAACGATGATACGATCAGATCAAAATCATCTATCAGATCATAGTACGGGTTACTGCTCTCCCTGGTCTTCTTCTCCCTGGATCAGTTCCATTGCGGTCTGGATAACGATCATAAGATCTTTGAATGGCAGACGCATTTTTTTAATCTCATTACGGTCTTTTTCGCTGAACAGTTTTTCATAGGCCGCAACTGTCGTTTCTGTATCAGAAGAGCCTTCTTTAAACAATCCCATGATTTCAAGCATAGTGCCCGCATCTGCATTTACTATGAATTTTCTGCCCTTGATAATCAGGGCAGGATTTTTATCAAAGCTTAATTTCTCTGTAATATCAATACATTTTGCCATTTGTTTTCTCCTTTTTCTTGCTAAAAGCCGTATTTACTATGCGGCTGGTGTAATCTCCGGTTTTCCATTGCTCATGATATCGAATTCAAGAGGTGCTACAGCTGTGGAATCTCCGGATCCAACATTCTTCACATTGATAACTGATTTTGTAAACTTCACAACAGTACCATCCGGGAAAGTCCACTGCGTATCAGCTTCCGCATTTCTTCCGTTCTTCCATGCCAGTCCTGCAACAAAATCATTTCCGGCATCCCCGACATTACGTTTTGCAGTTACTGAAATTGTAATACTCTTGGATGTCATTAAACGTCTGGTCCATCCTTCTGTGTCAAATGGGTTCCACTCTTCCACTCCATTGTCAAAAGATACGGAAAAGGTTACACAGTCTGCAATATTTTTCAGTGAAGCAGTGCCGCCTGATGCTGTGTCTATCTGGAACTGGTTCTCGTAGCATGGATATACGCCAGACTTGGAACCTGCGAACAGCTGAAGGTTCATCACAATTTTATTCTTCATCCTTATTTCCTTTCTTTTCAAAAATCACAGCCAGTTCTATAACCATCTCATAGATACCGGAATCATCTACGCCTATATCCTGAAGATCATAGACTGGCAGGACAAATTTAATAGTTTCATGGTTTACAGTTGCATTTCTGGTGGCTCTGACAGCTTCAAATAAGGCTTTTCCGGCTTTTTCGGTCTCGCGCTGGGATTTATTCCAGTGTACTAGTAAAGTGACGTATTTCGTGCCATAGGATTCCAGCTGAGGGCCTCCGATTGCCACCTTGTATTCGTGCTGGTGTTTACTGTTATAAACCCCAACTATTTTTTCCGGTTTATCCGGAATTGGACCAATATACACAGCCCCCTGTGTGAGTGTCTCAATATAATCTCTGATATCCGATAACGTCATAAACCAGCCAGCCTCCTGTAGTTTTCTTTGAATGCTTCCACTGCAAGGTCAGCATTTTTCCCACCTGGAAGCCAGTCTTCATACCATTTGCCTTTTGCATTCGGGTTTTTATCCTTCTTAAAATGAAATTCTGGATGGAAATACAGGCGTCTTGCATATGGTGTACTGGATATGATACTTACTTTTCCGTGACTGCTTTCAGAGGTATCTACAAAAGTACTCTCATTCTGCAAAGCACCGGTATCTCTTGGAAACACCTGTGCCTGCTCAACTTCTGTATGTAAATCTTCTGCAGTCTGCTCCAGGGCTGCCACCTGTGCCCGTGTCAGCTGATTGATCTTCGGAAAGTTAAGTTTAACAGTCGAATTGACCTTGATCATATCAGAAGCACCTCCGTGTAATTTATGGTACCGTCCGGATTTCTGGCTTTCCTGGCTTCCTGGATCTTTCTCTTGACACCAAATATGGTTGCTGTACCGCCAGATATTACCGGAAGCTCTGGGCAGATATCTCCCGGGAATAATACGGATCCGGTAATCTGAACCATTTTCTTGTCAGCTGTGAAGATCGTCTTTGCTTTGTCCTGGTAATTGCATTTCCCGGAATATTCAAAACATGGAAGAGGTTCCCCATATTTATTCCGTCCTTCCTGCTCCATCACTAAGCTGATATCCGTCCTGCAAAGCCTTTTGGGTACTAAACATGGATATTTCATAGCTCACCTCGCTAATCTGCAGCACAGCCCTGTCTGACACAACAGTGCATACAGATCTCTTTTCATCGCCACACCTTTGTCTGTGAATACGTTCCAGCTGCTGCCAAACTGGGCGGATACACCATTGATGCTGTAGCTTGAAAGTATAGAATTG